AGGATCAGCAGAGAATCAGAGGATTCAGCACCGCCAAGAGTCTCGCCGCTCGCAATAATTCCCGCTAAGCGTGCAGCGCTCGAAATCAGATCGATTCCGAGCAAGGTTACCCAACCTCGGCAACCTTCTTATTCTGAAGCTTGGACGGATGATCTACCCAGCCTTCTTTAAGAAGCGTGGCCTCTTCTCTCTTGCACTTTGCTTCGTCAATCTCGATTGGATAGTTTGGATCCCAGCCAAGCGGCACAAAGCAAGTCACATAGCTATGCACGATGTCAATCGAGTGAGTGATACCGCTTCCGCTAACCTGGCCGTGAAGACCATTGTCAATCGCCACTTGATAGGGCATTGGATAGTTGGGATTTACCTTGTCTGCCTTGTACTTGACTGGATGCTCAGGATCTGGCCTGCCATCTGCGAGAAATACAGGCTTGTCTGCCAAGTGATACCAAGCCTTCGGCCACACAGCATACTCTTCGCCAACCTGCTCAGCCCACTGCCGATCCTCATCGTTCAAGTGAGGATATTGGATTGTGTTCTTCTCATCCATTGCCCAGATTTGCTGGTCGTTGCGCCCTGCCGAGTCTCTGCGCTCCGCAACCAGCCTTACCCGGCTATCTATGGGCTTATATCGTACAACTGGCATGAATCCTCCCTAAGTAGTTACTTCGACGGTGTAAAACACGGTGATATGCGCCGTGCCAGAACCTGCGGCGAAGTTGTTAGTAACTTTCGATATGGTTAGCGCCGCGTTCTCATTGGTTGGAGGCGCAGCAGCCGTGGATGTGCCGGCGAAATCAACTACTTGCTGCGAACGCTGCCCATTGGTTGGGCCTGTAAAAACAGTATTCGCAGCCAGCGCCGTGCTCATCGTGCCGACCGAAAATGATACCGCTCCGCCAACGTCTGTGTATGCCGCTGTCACTCCAGAAACGCGAATCAGAACGCTGAGCGGAACGATCATCAATCCCGCACCAGGAGCCGCCACCAGCGTCACAGGTGTCGATAGCAAAGCCAGAATCTGGGCCGATGTCAGGTTAATATCAGCTCGCAAAGGTGTGTAGAATGTGGACTGATTCGCCAGTTGGAGTTGCGCAGCCACATCCGGCGTAAAAGCACCGAATTTGGTTAATTGAGAAGTGAATGAGCTTGGAACAGTTGCAGTTGTTGCCATCTAAGCTACCCTCTGCGGATGCCACTTACCGGAACCTTGATCGAAAATGAATCTGACTGCCGAGCCTGCCGTGGTTGAGCTTCCAGCCGCAGCAATGTTGCCTGCCGCTGTCCAAGTCTCAACAGAATCAAATACGATAATTATTTCCGAGCCATCCAGTGGAAGCGCACTGCCCGACGGTCCTGCTGATGGAGGGTTAATGGTGGCGATTGGCGTTGCGCCTGTAACATGGAACAGATAGCCGCTCGCGGTAATCGTGGTGGCTGAAGCAACTGGAGCAGAGAAGCCAACCAAGTTGGGATAGTAGTCTTGGCTCGCCTTGATGCTGATAGGAATCGGGCCAGGGAAGTCTGTTGCTTGTCCGGAAAGCACTACGGCTGAAGCCGCGTGTACCGAAGCGCAGGATCCCAGCATAGCCCGCTTCACTTGAACAGGTACCGTGGCCGATGCCGGCGTGCTTAGAACTTGCATCCATTCCTGCTCGATGTACAGATACACTGGGCCGGCGCCAACGCCCTTCACAGGATCAAACCCAGTCTGAAAGTTTGGTCCTGTAATGCCGGTAACGCTCGCTAGCAACAGCGTAGTATCAGTCAATGCAACGGCGGCAGAAAGTGTGGTTGCGTTAAGTGCCATGTCTTCTCCTTATGCCATTACCCGGCAAGCTGTCTCGCCGTATAGCGTCGCCCAGCCATACAGCACATCGAATCGGCCTGGCAAGCGGTCTGAATTGATGTCATACGCCTTGATGTAGCGCATCGAAAGGCCCAACTGGTCGCTTGACTTCCGCTCGGCCATGATTACGCCGCCTGTGGGCAGCACCATATCCGCCATGCCGAGAGTGAAACTGCCCTTATGAAAGCACAAGCCTTGCGGGCTGTTCGTGTTGGCTGCGCCGAATACGTTGATCGTTGCTCCGGCTCCAGGCGCCGCATTTACGTTCTGGAATGGCCCTGACAGCACAATCGCCGGAAAGATGGGTAGCGTTGCGTTGCCTGAACCGTCAGAACTAACATCCTGCGTAACCGTAAAGCACTGCAGCGAGCCTGTCGAAGTCTTTTCCTGAGGGTTGACGCTATACACGCCTGTTGCGCCTGATCCGATCGTGAATACGTTGCCCTTCTTGAGACGCAGGGCGGCAGCGGCTGTCCAGTTGTTCGTGATGAGAGATGCGCCGCTTTGACCGCCCGCGTTCACTGTGGGGGCACCGCCGAGCGGACCAACTGTGTTAATGGCTACGTTTTGATCCATCGCCCAAGCTGCGCCAATCGCATAGCCCATGTAGCCTTCTTCGTACTGTTCGCGTATGCGCTCGGATGACTGGAACAAACCCTTGAGAGCATCCACGATGGGCGGTTCCATCGCCTGGTTGATAATGATCGCTCGAGGCGTCTTGGCCGCCGCATTGTCATTCAACTTCTGAATTGCCTGCAAATAGGTCAAAAGAGCGTTGGGCGGCGTGCCTGGCGTGCCTACCGCATTCGCTACGTTTAGATATTGCAGCAAGCCATCCGCATCAATCTTGTTCGCAATGCGTGCCATTGCCGGCTTCAAGAACCTGTCTGCGAAGTTCTCAATGTTGAGAGTAAAATCTTCAGATGTAAACGTTGTGTCAACGCCGAATTGCGTTGTGAGCACTAGCTGAACCACGGTTTCGATTGCGTCCTCAGTGCTCAAGCCTTGACCGGAGCGGCCCGTATACTTGGGCGGCTTGCGGATATTTAGAATCGTGCCGATCTGCGCACCTTGCTTGCCAAAATCCTTGTCGTACTCACGAACCACTTCTTTTGTGAACGTAAGTTCGTTTTCGAGTACAGGCAGGGATTCCATGGTCACCTGGCCGATCGTCAATAACTGGTTGGCCACTTAGAATCTCCTCTCGTCTCAGAATGTGTTTCACATTCCGCCCCGAGTCGGAGGTATTACCGAGCGTCTGGCGCTCGCAGGGGTGTGACTAACAGGAAAATACAGTATTACACCGAGTTGTCAAGCAAAAAGTACTAGCGGCCTCGAGCCGCGCGGCGTTCCTGCCTGCGCATCCGGATATAATCATCCGTATCAAGCTGCTCGATTGGCACGGTTGACCGCGTGTTGGCGTTGCTTAGGCGCGTGCCAGGAGGCGGCGCATTCGATACGAACTCTTCCGGCTTGACTGTCAGGCTTTGAGCTATGCGCCCCACCTCGGCAACCTGCTGCATATCGTCCATGCCCATGAACTTGCGTGCCGCCTGATCGTTTTCAGGCCGTGCCAGCCAGTACACAACCTCAGGCAAAGCCAATCTCGTGATAGCAATGCGCGCCGATTCAGTCATGGTCAGCCCGCGGACGTGTGCAGCCTCGAGCACAGAGTTAAAATCAGGATGGCTGACAATGAATTGCTTGCCCTTCTCAAGAAAATGATCAAATTCCTCCTTGCGCACCTGCTGGATCTGCGGCTCAGGCTTGGTTTCCGCTATTTTCTGAGTTCTAGCGCGCTCATCTGCAGCCCATAGCGCCATTGCCGCGTTATATTCGTCAATATCGGTGTATTCGTTGATCTTAGGCCGTGCTTTAGGCACTACAACTGCTGGCGGTGGTGCAGATGGTGCAGGCTTTTCAGGTTCTGGAACTGGAGTTGGCGGCGTTGCTTCCTTTGCCTTCTGCTCAGCAGCTAATTTTTCCTCAAGTTCATGCTTTTCCTTGGTTAGTTGCTCGATTTTGGCCTGTTTGCCGCCCCTTTTGCGCTCACGCTCCGCTTTCCGAGTCTCAAGGTACGCATCTGTCTCCTGTATTTTGGTTTCTTCAGCCGTGGGAGGCGGCGGTTCGCTTACAACAGGCGGCGCAATGGCTTCCTGGACAGTAGGTGGCGGGATTGGCAGTTCTTCCTTGCCTTCGCGCCTAGCTTCAATGTAAGCATCGGTAGATTCTTGCTCGGTGGGAGGCGGAACCTCTGGCTTTACTTCTTCCTTCGGCTTTTCTACAACGGCTGTATCAGTCATATTGAATCTCGAAATCTCCAGGCGTGCCCGTAGTCACGATCTGCAATCCATAGTTGAATGGCAATGCTTCAGGAGGCCAAACATAGTTCAAGCCTGCCACGCCCGCAATTGCCGCAGCTTGTCCCATGATCGTCCTCGTGTTGCCTGCTGGATCTGGCCCATCCTTTAGCTGAAACGAAAAGCCTGTGCCGGCAGCCGCGCAGAGTAAAGCGCGTACCGCTCCAGGGCCAAGTTTGACCTGAATCGTTCCCGCGGTATTAACTTGAAGTATCGGCATTGTCAGTCTCCTTGGCTTTGAGGTTGTCCTTGGGTTGTTTGCGCTTCTTGCTGGGGTGCTTCTTGGGCTGCTTGCGCTTCTTGTTGGTCACTTTCGTGCTCCTGTTGCTGGGTAGCTTGGTCCGCTTCGTGCTCTTGCTGGTCAGATTGCAATCCCGCCTCATGCTCCTGCTGATCCGCTTGCAACCCTGCCTCATGCGCAGTTGTGTGTAACAGTTCCCACTTCTGGAAATCCAATTTCGCCGCATCAAGTTTGGCATTGAGTGCTGCGACTTCCACTTGCGCCGCTGTCTGAATCTTCACGATGTCGAGCTTATTCTGCGCCTCAACGCTCTTAGTCTGAATCGTGGTCATCATCTCTTGGTTATGCTTCATCAGTTCTTGGTTGATTTGCTGCGCCTGCGTGAGTCGCGCTGTAGCTTGCTGCAACTGCACTTTCGGGTCTGTGCCATCGTCATCAAGCACCTGCGGTGGAACAAGCTTCTTGATGCGCGCGGCTATCTCCCGTGCACCTGGCATGTCTGAATTCCCGATGATGATGTCGCCGGCCACCTTCATTACTTCGCCTGTCTTATCCGCTGCCGCAAGCTGCATCTGGTTGGCAAACGCTTCCTGCCGCTTGGTCTGATAGCTTGGCCCCACATCAATAGTCACATCGTAAGTTCCCACGCTTAGGTCATACACTTCCTTAACTGCATCGTTCTTTAGCGAGTCGGCGGCATTTGGCCTGCCAGTATGCACGATTACATGGTTCGTCTCGCCGTCCGGCTTGATTATTCTCTGAACGCGCGGAGCATCGTAGATGAAAGGCATTGCATCCATAAGCACGCGGCCACGATGACGAAGCATGCGCGATAGATTATCCGTGAAGTTGAGGTTAGTAAGGCCGCCCTGCTTCTGCAGCAAGTCAATAGCGCGGCCTGATTGATCTGTCTTGGTTTGCCCAAGGCTAGGTTCATATATACCTGTTACCGCTTTCAAGTCCTGATCTACTGCCATGCCCATCTGCGTAATGGCTTGAATCGGCGGCTCAAACTGATTCCTGACAGGAAGTGAAGGCGCAGGCTGGCCCGTAGTCGTTATCACATCAGCTTCGAGATAGGCGTAGTTCACAACGTTGGCGTTCTGCCACTTGCCATCTTTGAATTGCCCTTTCCAGCCTATCCACGGAGCTTTCGGCGCAAGCGATATAACCTCAGCCTTGTAGGAGCGTAAGTAGTTGATGGCCCGCTGCGAGTCCTTGGCAAAGCGAATGATTCCGTAAAGCTCGCGCTCGCCATTCACATCGAAGTCTTCACCAAGACAAGGAATAAGCGGGATATAGCCAACCGTGCCGGGG